TGTTCCTTGAAGATGATAAAGAGAGAGCTGATTCAGCTCTCTCTAGTGCAGATTACTGCTTTTGACGGCTACGAATCATAGCCAGGATGTCTTCGGCTTTTTGTGTAGGCTTGGCTGCGCTGACCGGAGCCGATGCCATTGGAGTGTCATCTTCGTCATCAAAACCAGATGCTGGTGCCGGTGCTGGTGCTGCCTTGGCAGGCTGTGAATCACTGTTGCTGTCAGCAGTGCTACCGGCTGGAGCATTAACGCCTGCAGGGCGGAAGTACTGCCCCCAACGTTCTGTGTCGTATGGTTGACCATCTACTGATGCTTCAAACATCTCTTTCATCACACGCAACTCAACATCGGTTGGCTTCTTGGGCAAGAATGTACTGAGATCAAACAAACCATGTGTTTCCACAGCAGCCTGTTCAGCTTCAGTCAAGGCAGATTCTTTACGAGCCCACTTGCTTGAGTTGTAGTCAGCAAAGCCACCCTTGCTTGTTTTAGTGATACGGAAGTCTAGACCACGTTGTAAATCAGTTGGCAATTCTTCCAACTCAGGATCCATGAGTGCACCTTTGATCAAGGTAAACAACTGGGGTCCAATGATAAAGCGTCGAATTGGATTCTCTGGTGTCTTGTCGTCACCAATTGGGTTTTCACGAACAAACCCTTGGAAGATATATGAACGTTTCTTCCAGTATTTGCGACCCATTTCTTCAAGGCTCTTGTCCTTGAACCAGGTGCGCACTTCTGCCAGAATTGGGCAGGCGTCTCCCCACATTTCAACGCAAGGTACTTGTACCATAACTTGCTTGGAATCCATTTCTCCCTTGATGCCATTGAATGGCAATCGAATCATGGCACGTTCTGCCCAGAAAAATGTATTTTTTGTATTGCCGTCGGGGAGGAAGCGTAGTGTGGCCGATTGGCCTTCGTCCATGTTCCAGTGAGGGTAAATTGATTTATCACCTCCACCTTGCGAACCTTGTCCGCCTTTGTTGCCTTCTGCTGCCTGTAGTCGTGCGCGAATGTCTGCTAAAGTTGCCATAGTTTTTCTCCTTAATAAGTTGCCTATGTATATGCCTATCTAAAATTAGATGTAAGTTGCCTGTGCATACAAGTTGTATTGTACACGCTTCTATTTAGCAAGTCAAAGGAAAAGGCAGAAAAATCTGCCTTATTTTATCAGAAGTTGATTCTAGGTCAACTGCTCATGTTTGACGGTTTGGTCATCATGACTCCGTCAGTATCAAGGTCTTCTGTGGTATTTTGTCCTAACAGTCGGCGTAGACGAACAATGTCGTCTTCTGCTTCTGGTAGGTTTGGTTCAGGGTGACGTCCTAATCTGTCAGCTACACGACTTTTTATGGTCTTAGCATCTTGCTTGTTCATTACACCAGCCTTGGTTGTGCGGAAGTTACCACCTGGTTGGCTTGGCTGTCCTAGATTGCTGCCGCGTGGGCCACCACGACCATCGTCTCTACCAAAATATTGTTGATTTCTTGCATTGGTCAATTGATCTAATACATCCTGACCAAACCTTTGTGCAACATACTGGTCAATAGCATCATCTTCACTGTAGTCCATGTCGTTGCCGTAACCTTCGTAATCATAGATATACAAGGCACGTTTGAACACATCGTTTACGGAAGGATTCTTGCTGAGATCCAATGGCTCTGATCCATCGTATCCGGAGCCTTCTGTTACACCTTGATCGCCAGCAGTTGATCCCGCGGTGGGTGTGATATCAATGCCAAGCTCGCCTAGTCGATCAACAATAGCCGGATCATCCCAACAGTTGGCGTTGGGGTCTTGATCTGCCAAGTCGTTTAATCGATCAAACAATTCGTCGTCGCCAACAAGATCATACAGTTGTTCTGTAGCGTTGGTTGCGTCAGGCCCCACTATCAGTGGTTTACTCATTAGCTCTTTTAACTTGGCTTCTGCTTCTGGGGTTTCAGGTAGTGCCCAAGTTCCTTCCATGACCTTGTTGGTCCAGGATTCAAATTCATCTACTTCTTTCATGCTATCTTCCTTTGTGTTTGGTGCTAGTTTTGCTAGTATGGGCAAAGCTTCTTCAATTCTGTGGTCAATACTCTGTTCAATAAACATGTCACGTATGGCATCGGCTGCAACATTGCTATCAGTCAGTTCGCTAGGGTCGTAGGATTCACGCTCTAATTGATATCCGCGCTGTCCAATCATGCGTTTGGCCTTGGCTTTAAGATCGCTATAATGTCGAACTGCTGCTTCTACCAAGCTAGAAGTATCGCCAGAAAACTTTTTTGTCCTTGCGGCACGGATAAATCTACCCAATGTGCCCATTTCTTCAACTATCTCTGCAATGTGCTGACCAAATGCATCATATGGCGTTCCGCCCTCGGACACGTGTCGAGCCATGATACGTCCACCAAGTAGGTTACGGAATGGTAATTTGAATCGTTCGCCGTCGGCTGTTTCTACAAATAAACTTTCAATGGCACGATATCTGGCCTCACCCTCACCCAAGTCTCGATTGTGTTTGATCATCAATCGAGTTTGTTGTGGTTGATCACTGTAGCTTATGCGTTTTTTTCCATAGTAGCCCTCAAACAATCCCTCCTTGATAGCAGATATCCCTTGCATGGTATATTTTAATCTATTGATATTGTTGAGTTGAAACGTTAGTAGATTGCGTGTGGAAAATGTTTTGAGTTGTTCTAGAAACTGATACCATTCACTTTTGTCATCGCCTTCCATGGTACGACCAATATTGTCCCCAAAATACACCTCCATGTTGCTGTGATCGTCAATCAAGATAACCACTGTTCCGTAATCATGCGAATCTGTTTTCCAGTTAAAACTGAACATGTCAGCTTTGCTGGGATCCATTACTGATTTTCCAGCAGAATCCAAGAGCTCAGGTTCGAGGTTGCGTGTGACCAGAAGGTCGTAAAGTGAGTTGGCTGCGTTATTGTCCATATGGTGTATTTATTATAAAGTCATTACAAACGGTAAAGGTTCAATAAAGGTGTCTTGATGATCTCGCATTTGTGTGTCAAGTTCCACGTGATAATTTTGCAATAACTGTAACATACGAACCACTAGCAATGTGGCCATCACAAGATCGTCAGTTTCTCCTTGCTTGGCTGCATAACCTGCACCCGAGGCAACAAAATTCTTGAACTCTGTAATTAAACTTCTACTGGAAATTGCCATTCTACCAGTTTCTATTAGATGTTTGACTTTTGCACAAGCAGCTAGTTTAGGTTTGTTTGATGTATTAAATCCCTTGCGATACTTGCGCGATCCTCCTGCGCCCGCTTCACTAAGAAAATATCCTTGGATGTTGTCTTCTCCGTATTCTGCAATCGAGATCAAGGCAGCTTCGCCAATTGTATTGTTTTCTACTGTGTAATAAATGCTTTTTGGAGATTTAACAACATCGTTGATGTGCGATATAATTGATGCCAGGATACGAATTTGTGTGGGTATATCTGTTTTGTTGTGGCGCCACTCAGCTACTTGTACTGTGGTGTTTGCTTCAAACACTTGGATGGCTGCCGGATCACCGCCTGTGCCCAGACTTGGATCAAGTCCAATAGCATAAATTTTACCTGCTTCGGGTTTTCGATACCAACGCACTTCCCCAGTTTTGTACAAGGGTTCAACTCCTTCAAGTTCAATTAATTTAGCAGGTGCAATCAGTGTTTCATCGGCAATAATGAATTCGCAATCCATCTCTCGGCGAAATCGATCCACACCAAGAGCAGCACGTTGTTGTGCGGCCCAGCTCTCGTCACGGTCCGGGTGTTCATTCCAAAAACTACGATATGCTTTGAAACCATTGACACCTAGTCTAGTTGGATTGCCGTACTCATCTTCGCACTTGTTGGCGCCTTTCCACAACAAGGCAAATTGATCTTCGTCGCTGTTGGGAGTGCTTGTGATAATTGCCTTACCACCAGTGGCCAGTGTGGGGCTGATAGAAGTCCAAAATTCTGTAGCAATAGTTGGTCGCACAAACGCGAACTCGTCAGCATACAATAAGGATATAGACATACCACGACCAGTGTTTTCAGTAGTGGTAGCACTTACAATACGACTACCGTTATCAAACTCTAAACTACCTTTGTTGTAACTGGTAACACCTGCTCGAATATGGTTTGGCACGCTTTCATATGCATACCGAACACGTTGCATAATTTCCTGGGCACCGGTGTACTTGTGTGCAGCCACTAAAATAGTCGAGTCGGGCACAAACATTGCATACCATAACAAGTAACCCGCAGCTGAAGTAGATTTACCAGTCTGTCGAGGCATCAAACTAATACTGTAACGATAGTTGTGATATACCTCAATCAAGCGCCGTTGATACTCAAAAGGATGATATACCATTCGTCCACGAGTAGGGTGCTGAATATAGAAAAAATGGTCCATGAAATACAACGGACCGGTAATGGGGTCAGCACACTTGGCAAACTCGTCCAGTTGCTCGTCTGAGTAAGACACCAGTTGATATGGCGACTTTGTTAGAACGGACTCTAACACCTTGCTCATGAGTTGTTACCTTTTGGGGATTTTTTGATCATGCAGTATTTACACGACCTTTAGCGCAGAAAGTTATTAGTGGTCACTTTGTAGTTCACGGTAGCGAATCGCTTGCTACGCCCAGCACCCGGGCGCCCTCGCAACTAGTGCGGTCCTAAGGGTGTTCGTTTAATGTTTAGTTGCACCAACTTTGCTTGGCTTCGCCGTAGTATTCGCGTGCAAAACCGTTGGCAATAAGTCCCTGACGCAGGCTACGGCCATCTAGAATGATGTCACCCAGCACACGACCGCCAAACTTGTCCCAGGCATACAGTGTGACCTGTCGTTGCTGACTGGCAGCAATTGCATTTTTGGTAAATTCAGTGGCTGCTAGACCGCGGGCATTTTCTTGCGGGCACTGAGCACGATGTCCTTTTTCAGGAGTGTCTACACCAAAGATTCGTACAGCCAGTTCGGGCTTGAGGGGTGCAGGCAAGAATGGTGCAGAGATCACAACTGTGTCCCCATCGTTGATGCGCACAATTTGTGCGTCATAGGTTGCACCTTTTGGTGTTTTTTGTGCCATGGCCAGCACAGGTACGATGAGTAAGAGTAGTAGTAGTTTTTTCATGTTATGCTATTTGGTAAGTACCCGAGATATCAAAGTGTGCGCCCGATTGCCAGGCGCCTGTGGCCGGAGTGTTGAATTTCCAAACTAGATCAGTGGTGCTACCAGAATAATACAATTTCATGACTGTGGTGCTATCAACAACGTCTGTGATTCCGGCAATATGGTACAAGGCAGGAGAACCAGCACCTGCTGTTTGATGCAGGCTGCCGCCGGCCAGTCTAAATGTGTTTATTGCGGGGGTGGGCAGTGTAATCTGATATCCTGTGCTGCCAAAGTTGGTAACTCCTGTAAAATCCACATACACATGTATATACATCAGCGGACCCATACGCACATAAGATGCTGTGGCGGTGCCGCCAGCAAATGTGCCCGATCCGTCAGTGAACTGCGGATTGAATGTTGTGGTGCTGGTGACACCAGATCCGTAAGCGACCAAATTTAAATTGCCGTTTGTGTTGCCTACATAAACATTTTGTGTGAGTTGATCAACCACAAGTTCGCTGGGTCTAGCAACACCATTGTAATTACCAATGGTTTCTTGTGCATTGTCTTTCATCACAGAACGGCTTATGCCGGTGATGTTGTTGTATGGTGGTGGCGGATTTGCCATAATAGTTTACCTTGGGTATCCTTTGAATGCTTTTACAGGACTTTTTGTATCCACGAAGGCAGGTTCCTCGCTGGGGCCACTTGACACCATTTTTTTACCGCCAGGCGTTTTTGTCATTGTTAATGCGGCATCAATAAGTTTATCAACACCAGGGCTCATGCCAGCAACAATACCATGCTCGCCAAATGCAGTTTCATCATGCCATGCAGGCATGTCGGGG